GGCCCCATTGGGGTCATCTGATCGAATTCTTGCGAGTCTTGTTCAACGATCTCCATCGTGCCATCGCTCATCAGCATGGCGAGTTCGTCATCAGTTAGATCGCGGTACTTTTCTTTGATTACATCTTCTTTGTCTTCCCAATAGGCTTTAACCACTCCGACCTTTTGGAGAAGCGCATCCTTGAACCAATCGTGAAGAATAATCACGCCTTCGTTGTCACGGTTGAATACCCAATTGACATATTCAGTGGCTTGTTTGGCAGCTTGCTCATCATTTGGCCCACGGGGTTCAAACCGCACGACCTCATCGCTTGCCGAGAAGATACGCACCAATGATGGGAGAGAACCGTCTACGGCCTCTGCAACCTCACCGGTCACGATCTGAGACTTGCCTTCGACCTCATTGCCGTATGGTTGCCGTAGGTAGGCTTGCAGTGCTTCTCTGCGCTGTTCGGTGGTCTCAGTCTCCAAATAACCGAGACTGTTGGAAATCTCAGCATCGATGATTGATTTGAGTTTAAGTTCGTCCATCACACAATCCATTTCACATTTTGAGTAGGCATCTTTGACCAGCCCGAAGTTTCGTTTAGACCGATTGCCAAATAGCGGAAAGCATCAGAAGCATGGCTAGACCAATCATGAAGTGGTCGCTCATAGAAGATTTTGCGTTTTTCATCGTAATCCCTTCGGTAGTTTCTGAGTGCGTCTAAGCCTTGTTTGACCTTTGGCACATTGAACCAGCATCGTGGGAGCAGCCTTCGCACCGCTTGGATGCCATCATCGACCCCCATGCGTGGGGCAACCCGAATGTTTAATCCAGCATCGGTTAAAACCTCTAGTCGGCTTTTTCCCGTCCCGAGTTCCCGCACTTGAACATCGTGAGGTAGGATTTGCTCGGCTTTGTCCCATCCATTATGCCTTAACCAATTTACATAATTGTCAAGTCCAACCCCATTATTCTCATGAAAGTCCATCAGCCGGACTTCCGCGCCAGCTATCTGAGCCACCCAAATCGCGGTTGAATCACCCATTCCCAAGTCCCATGCACACACTGTCTTACAGAGATCATCGCGGGGAATCTCTTGAATGTGGTTCTTTTCGTCCAAATCGTTGAGCAGTTGACCGTAGTAACTTCCCTCTACCGCAGCCGTAAACGAGCATTCAAACTCTTGAAGATACTTATCGTCCCCCATTTCCACCCGAGCCGCCTTTAGTTCGGTCTCACTCAAGACTTGAGTTTGGGAGGCTTTGAACTCGAGCAGTCCCCACCCGTCCTCTGTTTCTGCCCGATCTCGTAGGTCTTTAAAGTGATTGTGGCCCTTTGGAGTCCCGATAAAGCAGCACCACCCGAGTCTGTCAGCCAATGCAGGGCGAATAATGTCAGTCCAAATCTTTGGGTTTTGGTCGCCAATCTCGTCAAGAATCACCCCATCAAAGTATTGGCCTCGCAGTGAGTCGGGGTTATCTGAGCCGTATAGCTGAATCCTACGGTTCCAAAAGTCTACCCGCAGTTCAGAAATGTTCTCTGTACCGCCTAACGGTCTTGCGTATTTCGTGAGGTAGTCCCACGCCACCCTTTTGGCTTGCCCGTATGTTGGGGCAATGTAAGCGTAGCGGGGTGCTTCCTTTTGGTTGCTCACCGCGTCTTTAATCAGATGGTTGATCGCGCTAACCGTCTTTCCCATGCGCCGATGGGCCACCACCACCCCGAACCGTTTAGCGTCTAGCAGAGTGTGAATCTGCAATTGCTCTTTTCTCGGGCTATACGGGATTACGATGGATTGTTCGGTAGCGCCCATGTGACTTTCATTTCAATGGGATTGTTCGCGTCTCCGGCGTGTTCTGTCCTTGCCAGCTTTGGAATGTGATACTCCACGACACTTTGGAATAACTCAAACGCCTTTGCGGGGTTTGGCTTTATGTCATGCTCGGGGTCGCCCTCTGCTACCTTGTCGAGCCAAATAGAGAGCCGCCAAGCGTTCCCATCTACGAATGTAGCTATGGCTTGTCTTGCCTCCGATGTGGCCTTATTTGGCGTTCCTGCGGCCCTGCCGCCGTGTCTTACGCCACTCATATAGCACCCTTACTATCTTTGGCTACTATAGTTAGCATTGTCTTCTTTTGCATTACCAATTCCTTATGGCTTGTTGGTGAGTGCTTAGTCTAACAGACTGAGTTCTTTCTTCTTTTCGGGTTCTCCGAGCAGTCCTTGTGCGCCTAATGGGAGTGCCGGAGTAGCAGCAAATAGCGGTTGGCCTTTGCTTACAGCACCCTTCATCTCGGGGGTTATGTCGATGTAGCGGATTGATTCCTTTGATGGACGCTGTGCGGGTATGCCATTTGCATCCCGAGCGTAATCGGTGGTTATCTGTGTTTCGCCTACCCTTGCGTTCCACTTCTTACCGTACTTATCTAAGAATTGTGGATAAACTTCGTCATAATACTTTTTCATGCCTTCGCCACCAATCGAAAGGTTATCGCCTTTGATTGTTCCTAAACCTTGAGATGGGTCATGAGTCATTATCTTTTTGGCTATTGATTTGCCAAACACTTCATCTAGCGTTTTCCCTTGCGCTGCGCCTTCTGTAAATTTTCCATCAACGACAGTTCCTTGAAATATAGGATTGCCATCTTTATTTGCGCCAACAACATAGGTATCTTTATTTGGGTATCCCGATGAAAACTCAATTTCATCAACATTTTGGCGTAGCTGATCGGAGAAGCGTCCTATCTGCTGTTTGCCAGTAGTCAACCCTACCCGTTCATATCCATTGTCGGCAGCGTGTTTGAGTACCCTCTTTAGGGCTAGTTGATACCATGTGTCTTTGAATGGAGCATCGGGTACATCACCCGCTGTTTTCTTTTCTGTCAGCACATACTTGAGTGCTTCATCTTGTGTTGCAAATCTTGATTTAGGAATTTGCAATGTGTTGCCCGGCACATCAAAATACCAAAACAAATCAGCATTGTCTAAGCCATACTCAGATGCAGCCACATCTTTAGGCATTGGCTTTACATCTTCTTTTGCATAGCTTTTCTGATAACCCCTCTCCCGTCCGGCTTGATGCCAATCTGATTGAATCTCCTCAATCAATAGCATTTTTTTGCCATCAGCGTCTACACGGTCGTTTACTCGGATGTGAGCAAGAATGTTTGGTTCGTCAAAGTGGGAAGATTGATAGTTTTCTGTTTGTTTCGTAACGGGCACTTTTTCCAATTGCCTAATGGATGCTTGCAAATCATCAGCTTTCTGTGCAAATGAAATGGCTTTTTCCATATCGCCAGCATTAGCAAATTCATTTTGCAATTCGCGCATAGCTTCCATGCGCTTTGTTTTTTGCTGTATTTCAATTATTGGGTTTGGTCTTGCTTCCGGCAATGTCAGTAAAATTTCACGGTAGTTCTCACCACCGGGAAGCGTGTATTTTCCATATTTGGTTTGACTACCTACGCCTTCATAGGCTTCCCATGCGCTCGTTAGGCGTTCGGCTTCGTCAAAATCTCTTGACCGTTCAGCGCGGTTAATTGCTGATTGCCATTCATCCGCTGATCGGTATGGATATGGGTTTTGTCCTTGACTGCCTAATTGCACCTCTTGCACATCTACCCGATTGTTTGCGATAAAGTCTTGAACCTCTTGCTTGGTGACATTGGGCTTTTCTTTTAAGAAGTCATCCACACCCATCCATTGAAGTTCGTCCTTTTTGACATTTTCTGCCTTTAGCAAATCGTTCAAAAATGCTTGACCCGAACCCTTATTCCTTTGGAGATTCAGCGCAGCTTGTTCAGCAGCAGAGTAGAACCCTAAATCGCTTACCGCCGCTTGTGGCTTGACTTCTAGTAGGCTTGTCATTGTCTCGGGCGGTGTATCCAATAGGTTCATGCGGGGCACATTGGGTTCCACAGCAAACATAGCCGCTTGGGGTTCTGCAAGCAAACTCGGGAGCATTGGCTTGCCAGTAGCTACCCTCTCTGCCATTCCCTCACCCACCATCGTTCCGAGTTTCTTTGCGCCTCTGACCAATGGAGCCGGATTCAGCGGAACAAACGATGCGGCTTGACCAGCTAATTGGCCTACGGGCGCAGTGGGTGCTAACGGTAGTTCTTTTAGGAATTGCTCTGTTGTGTATGGCAGTTGTTCGGGTTTTTCATACTCGTAACTCCCATAAGCCTCCATTGGCATCGGAGACCGGATTAGGTTCCCAATGTCTGAGGGCAGTCCTAAAAGTCCGGCTAATCGGCCTCTAAGCACTTGCAAAGGCACATCCGCTGACGCTGTTGGGTCTTGTAAGCGTCTGCGGGGTCTTAATTGTGGGAAGAACCCAAATGCTGCGCCTTCGTCCATGTTGTCACCATTTCACTTTGTTGGCCTTGTTGGTTGCTGTGCGCTTACCCCGCATCGGCATCTTTGCCTCACTCATTGCGATTGCAATGGCTTGCTTGGGGTTCTTCACGACCTTCTTGTTAGAGGTCAAGTCACCGCGCTTGTATTCGCCCATGACTTTGCCAACCTTTTTTTGCATTGCTTCCGAGACTTTCATCATGATTCTTCACCTTCGCCACTGTCATCAGTAATTGGGCCACCAACAATCCATGCCGAACAAGTGCGCTTTGATGCACATTTGAAGTTAAACAACTCACAATAACCTAAGTCGCCAGCATCAATCACATCCCATGCGTCTGAATCTTTGCCCATGCCCTTGTCGATGCAGTCCAGCATCTTAGAGGTCTGAATGAATGCTGCGCAGTTACCGCAAGTTGATTTTTTCGCTTGTCCAGCAGACAAACGCCAACCCTCTGCCAGCTTGCGCCAATAGTCGTTATTCGGTTCGTTGGGGTTCATCGGGCCATACATTGCTTTGTCGATGGCCTTTTGGCGACACTTCAAGTTCTCAGCAACATCTTGAGTGGCAACGGGGCATGAATCGCCTTCATCATCCATTGCTTTGCTTTGTTTGATCTCGATGCTGATTTCAGCAGCGGGGGCTAGAAGTCCGGTCATATAAACCCTTTAAAAAAGAGGGGCCGAAGCCCCGGCCTCAGACTGTTCACTTGTGGGAGGAAACACCACCAGCATCGGTTAATCATATTCTAGCGGAATTCCAATGTCTCTAGGCCATAGGTCTAGCATCGTCATCGTGAAAACCGTCTTCTTGTGAGCCTCAACCCACATCCGTTTTCTTTCCTCTTTACTGAGGTGATTTCCTTGATCTAGCTCTTGATGGCAGTCTTGACAGAGTGCCGCTGTATATATGTCGCTTGCTTTGATGCCCCGACCCTTACCATGTTCTGACCAATTGGAATGCGCTGCTTGTACAGTACCGTCCCGTCCGCAGTGCTGACAGAGCAAAGATGCCACATTCTTTAGGTGGGTCTTGCTCCGATAGTAGGTGTACTTGGGGAACATCATCATATGTGTGTCCTTGTTGGTGTCTCCCATGCGGCAGGGTAGGTAGCAACTGAATAAAAGCACCACGGGGCCAAACCGTTTACACCAACAAAATTAGTTTACATCAATTTCCTTTTGTGCGGCCCATGCAAGTAGCCACTCGATAAACTCTGACCCGTCTTCAATTGAGAACTTGTGAGACTGCAACCCCAATTGAACCACCCTTTCGCCATCAAGTGAAGGGGCCACCTTTCCAATCTTGCGATTAGTCTCATGCGCCCATTGGTCTATTAATAATCGCTTCCAATCGTCCGCAGTCCATTTAGAACCCACAGCCTTCATCGCAATATGTATCTTGTGAATAATCCCGTGAAACATATCGTTCTGTTCAGCACTGCGCCGCGATTGTTTTACCTCAATCCTTAATTTCTGCCCCGCCATCAATGTGGCTTTGATCTGAGGCCACAAGTCTTTTAAAACTGCGTGTCCTTGTTGGGGGTTATATAAAGTGTAGTTCATGCTGCCCTCATTTTCAATTTTGTTTGCCCTTTGGCTGGCAATAATTCTTCTGCATATACATCTTGTCCATTAACAACATAACTCACCCGACCATATTTATTTATTTTCACTTTTTCAACCACCCCAATGAATGGTTCAATGGTTTCTTTAAACGGATATACCGGTATTTTCTGACCAACTTTTGCGTGAACTTTACACCAATCAATATCATGTCTCATATTTCACCTTTTATTAAAATGTCGACTCCCTCAGTTTCAGAATAAACCTTTGTCAAGTGCAAATCCACCACTTGTTTGTCATCGAGATACACGATTCCATTCATGCCATCTAAAATTGCTTTCACGATGTTGTCAATGTCGGGCTTTTTGGTCGGGCGTTCCATTCCTTCAATACAAGCCTTTTGGCGAGTTTTTGAATAGGATGGCGGTATGGGTATTCCGATGTGAAGATAAGCCGCTACAGCCCCGATTAGAGGGCTTGTAGACCCCATCGCTTGTTTGGCATAGGTCTGTATCGACTTCTCGTAGGTCAAAGTCTTTGCATCGGTGTAAGTTTTGACAAAGGTTCCTTGTCGCGCAAAGCGGGGTCTACCTTTGCCGGAGACTTGTGGGACAGTGAAAAATATTTGAATCATTTT